ATGAATCAAATTCACTCAGAGATGAATGACATGGCAGTCATCTCCCCTCAATACGACGACTTCGGCTTTCGCCAGAACCTCCCCGTCATTGGCGGAGATTTCGCGCAGTTTCAAGCTGATCAGCAACGTCTCTCAGCACCTGTCGGGCCCGAAAAAGCATTGGCCCTTCCGTCTTATGAGGAAGCCCGCCGCGCCGAAGTGAAGCCACAAAACGGGGGCCATCAATGAGCTGCGCATCCTCCAGGGTGGCCACCAACCTCAGCACGACGCGGGACAAGCCTTCGATTCGGCCGGCCAGTTCATTGAATTCCAGTTCGTTCATGGCGATTTCTCGGGTTGGGTCTGACACCCCGAAATTTAGCCGTGTGAAACCGCTTTGCATATTAGCAAAACGGCAATTTTTTTGTCGTCATCCGCTTAACGGAGGCTCCAATGCCTAAGCGCAATTGGAAGATCGTCCTTCCCCTCTCTCTTCCCCATGCAATGGAGCTGTGCCTGGACTACGCCAGGGAGAAGCAGAACCGCTCCATCGACCGGGTCGCGGACCTTATGGGCCTGTCCAACAAGTGGCGCCTCTACAAGTGGATCGCCGAAGGAAACCTTCCTTCCAATCTGATCCGGCCCTTTGAGCATGCCTGCGGAATCGACTTCGTCACCCGCTACCTGGCTTATTCGGCCCACCGCCTCCTCATCGACATCCCCACCGGCAAGCCGGCCGGCAGCGGCGACATTCAGGCCCTGCAGGAAGCCACCAATGCAGCAGTAGGGGCCCTCATCAACTTCGCCAGCGGCAAGGCCGATGCCCCGGAGGTCCTGGCCACCGTCACCACGGCCATGGAGGCCTTTGCCTGGCACCGCATCAACGTCGAAAAGCATTCCCAACCTGAATTGGACCTCACGCAATGAGCGACCGCTACCGCAACGAAGCCCAGCAGCGCCTGTGCAAGGTGATCTGCCTGCTGGCGGGGAACGAGTTCAACGGCCTGGCACCCGGCGAAATCGCCAAGGCCCTGTCCGTCAGTCCGGCCAACATCACCCGCGACCTGGCCAACCTGAAGGAAGCCGGCCTCGCCGAGCAGCTGCCCGACACCGGCCGCTGGCGCCTGGGCCCCAAGCTGGTCCAGATCGGACTGGCCTTCACGGCCCACCTGGACAAGGCCCGCAGCCGCCTGGAAGAAATGACCAACCGCTACACCCGCCAACCCTGACAAGGAGAAGAACATGGCCCGCAAAAAGGCAGAAGCCGCCCAGGCAAACATTCCGGAAGGTCTTCCTCCCGCCCACGCAGTATCACTGGCCGAAGAGCAGCTGGTGAAATCCATGCAAGACGGCTACACCGATGACCGCGACCTGATGAATCAGCTGATGGGTCAGATTCAAATGGCCCGGGCGTTCTCCAAATTCACCGACGTCGTTGGTTTTACCAAACTCCAGTACATCAAGGAAAACAAGCTGTATCGGGCCTTGGCAGGGGTTAAGGGCCGCGATCAGGATGGGAACGAAATCACCGACGTCGGTACTTGGGATGGCTTTTGCCGGGCCATTGGCTCCAGTCAGCAAAAGGTCGATGAAGACCTCCTCAACATCCGCACCTTCGGCGAAGAAGCCATGCAGCAGCTGTCCTCCGTCGGCGCCGGTTACCGTGACCTGCGCAAGCTTCGGGCTCTGCCCGCGGATGAGCGGTCCAATTTGCTGGAAAGCCCTGAACTGAAGCAGGCCCTGGCCGAGGGCGACAAGGACACCCTGCGGGAGCTGATCGAGGACATGGCCATCTCCCATGCCAAGAAGGAAGCCGCCCTCCAGGTTCGGCTGAATGAGCTGGAGGCCGATCAGGAGGCCAATGACCGGGTTATCCAGGAGAAGAACAAGAAGCTGGACGACCTCGCCAAAAAGCTGAAGAAGTTGGAAACATCCTCCGCCCCCTGGCCGGAGAAGGTTCATGCCTTGAAGGATGAGATCGGCCAGATCGGCAACGTCGCTGACGAGTGCATGGGCAAGGTTGCCGTACTCCTGGCAGCTACTACGGCCATGACCGACGAAATGGACGAAGAAGGCATCAAGGCAGCCGAGTCGGTGATCCTGCGCCTGGATGAAACGGTAGCCCGCCTGTGCAACCTTGCCGCCTCCCTGCGCAACGAGTTCGAGCTGAACCTCAGCAGCTACATCGCCGAGGTCCGCAGCCATCAACTGGAAGCCGCCTGAGAGGCCCACCATGGCGATCCAGCCCTCCATCCGCGACTACCTGGAAGGGGTTGCCCGGCGCCTTGATGCGGCGCCTCACGGCGGCACCGGCACCATCATCACCGAGGCCACCAGTTTCCTTGGCTGGAGTGCATCGAAGCTGTATTCCCGGCTGAAGGCGGATGTGGGCTGGTCCTCCGGCCGCAAGGTTCGCGCCGACAAGGGCAGCACCAAGGTGGATTCTTCCACCCTGGAAATGCTCGGGGCCGTTCAACGTGAATGCGTCCGGGCAAACGGAAAGCAGATTCTGCACACCCCGGACGCCGTTTCCATCCTGGCCACCAACGGCTTCGACATCCCCGTATCTGCACCCCAGGTGAACCGGCTGCTCAAGGCGCGCCGGCTCAATGTGGCCTCCCAGAAGGCTGCCGAGCCGGTGCAAAGCCTGCGCAGCCTGCACCCCAACCACGTGCACCAGGTGGATCCTTCCCTGTGCGTTCTCTACTACTTGCCCAATGGCCGCCAGGCCATGATGGAAGCGGACAAGTTCTACAAGAACAAGCTCTCCAACTACACCAAGGTCAAGTTCAAGGTCTGGCGTTACGTCATCTACGACCACACCAGCAGCACCATCTATGCCCGCTACGTCGAAGCCGCCGGGGAAAGCCCTGCCAACCTCTTCGACTTCCTGATGTGGGCCTGGGGGCGCCAGGATGGCCGCGAGTTTCATGGCGTCCCGAAAATCCTGATCTGGGATAAGGGCAGCGCCAACACGGCCACCGCCATCAAGAGCCTCCTGGAGGCCCTGGATGTGACCCCCATCGAGCATGCCGCCGGCCGGGCCCGGGTAAAGGGTGGGGTCGAGAACGGCAACAACATCTTCGAGTGCAAATTCGAGTCCCGTCTGAAGCTGGAGCCGGTAGAGACGGTGGAAGAACTGAATGCCGCCGCCCTGGCCTGGGCCAACGCCTTCAACAACAACATGATTGCCCGCCAGGACAACCGGCTGCACCGCCCTGGCATGGCGCCCACCGCGCGCATGGACCTGTGGCGCCGGATCCGCCAGGACCAGCTGCGTCTGCTACCCGATGTCGAAATCTGCCGGGCCACGCTGGAAGGCCGGGAGGACCTGCGTACGGTCAATCCCAAGCTGCACATCAGCTATCGGCATCCGGCTTCTGACCGGCGCCAGATCTACAGCGTGAAGGGCTTGGATGGGATCTGTGCCCAGGACAAGGTGACCGTGCGCCCCCTGCTGTTCGGCGATTGCGCCATCACCGTCCGCATTCCGACCTATGACGGCGAGGACAAGGTCTTCCGCCTGGAGCCCGAGCGCGGGTTCGACGAGTTCGGCTTCTCCGACTCTGCCCCGGTGATCGGTGAGGAATACAAGGCCATGCCCGATACCGCCATCGAGAAGGCGGCCAAGAAGATGGACGAGCTGGCCTACCCGGAGCAGGACGCGAAGAAGTCCCGGGAAAAGCAGGCCACCCCCTTCGGCGGCTCCCTGGATGCCCATTCCCATCTCAAGGACGTTGCCCTGCCGGCCTTCCTGCCGCGCCGTGGCAGCGAGCTGTCCATGCCGGACCACCTGCAGGTCGAAGCGAAGCCTCTCAACCTGGTGCAGGCCGCCAGCGCCTTGAAGACGCTGATCCCCGACTGGGATGGCGAGAAGTACCAGTTGCTGGCCCAGCTCTATCCGGACGGGGTGATGGAGGCGGACCTGCAGCTGGTGGTGGATCGACTGACCAAGGCGCCGCGCCTGCGTGTAGTAGGCGGCGCCTGAAATGAAAACGCCGGTTCGGGGGCAACCGAACCGGCATTTGGTGGCCGGTGTTGTCGCATCGGCCGAATTTGAAACGAGCGAGGAGATTGTAGCCATGAGCAAGAGCTGCTTCAACCACAAGCCGCAGAAAGGCCGCCGCGCTGTGTTCGGCCAGGCCGTCAAGCGGCAGATGCATCGAGAGGCCGGCGCGTACCAGAGCCACTCCGATTTTTTCCGGAAGGTTCGCCACATCGAGGTCCGTGGCGTCTTTAGTGACAAGACTTGGAACCGCCAGGGTCGGCGCTATCTGCGCAACCCGGCCTTTCCCGTCCCCAACTATGCGGAGGTCAGTCATGGGCGCCGCACTGCAAATTAACTGGCAAGGGAGTCCCTACATGCCGCTGAAGTTGAAAGGGGTGTTGGCCCGTCACGGGATTCGGCAATCCGAACTGTGCGAGGCCGTGAAGCAAAAGGACGGCAAGCCCATGTCTTCGACGGGCTTTTCGTTGATCGCCAACTGGAACACCTGGCCCAAGAACACTCCCAAGGAGTCCCTGCAACAGCAGGCCATGGACTTCCTCGTAACCAAGGGCGTTCCGGACGAAGAAATCGCTACGGCATTCGATGTGGATGGCGAGGACACCCACCGGCATGCCCACCCCATCGGCATCCACGTCGGCCAAAAGCACAAGAAACCCGAACCCGAAATCGAACCGCTGGAGATAGAAATGCTCAACCCCGCCGCCAAACGCCACTTCGCCATGTTCCGGGATCCGTTCCAGGGCGATGTGAATGGTCCGGAGGATGTGTTCCTCGCGGCCGATCAGCGCTACATCCGAGAAGCCATGTTCCAGACCGCCCGCCATGGCGGCTTTCTGGCGGTGGTTGGTGAATCCGGTGCTGGCAAGAGCGTCCTACGCCGGGACCTGCTGGACCGCATTGCCCGGGAGGGTCATCCCATTTCCGTGATCTACCCGATGATCATCGACAAGAAGGCGCTGACCCCCACCTCCATCGGCGAGGCAATCATCAAGGACCTTGTGCATTCGGCCAAGGTACCGCGCACCAAGGAGGGCCAGGCCCGCCTGCTGAACGAGCTGCTCCTGGGGTCCAGTCGCGCCGGCAACAGCCACGTCCTCATCATCGAGGAGGCCCACGATATCCCCACCGAATGTCTCAAGCAGCTGAAGCGCTTCTGGGAGTTGGAGGATGGCTTCAAGCGTCTGCTGTCGATTGTCCTGGTGGGTCAGCCGGAGCTTAAGCAGAAGCTGGACGAGCGGATGAATTGGGAAGCCCGCGAGGTTATCCGCCGCTGCGAGGTTGCCGAACTGCTGCCTCTGGGAAACAACCTGAAGGACTACCTGCAGCACAAGTTCAAGCGAATCGAAGTGGCCCTGGACAAGGTTATGGCTCCCGACGCTTTCGACGCCATCTATGCCCGCCTGACCCGAGTCAGGCCTGGTACCCGGGAAGTTGCTTCCCAGCTCTATCCCCTGGTGGTGAACAACCTGGTGACCAAGGCCATGAACCGGGCAGCCGAACTCGGCCTGCCCCTGGTGACCGGCGACCTGGTGAAGGAACTGTGATGCTGGCCACCGCTACCCGTGACCACAAGGTCATTGATCTAAGCGGCCTCACTCCGGCCCAGGCGGACAACGTGGCGGTGGCCCAATCCATCGTCAACCTCGCCCGCAGCGTCGAATGGCTGGCCGGCAAGGGCTACCACGTCCTTTCCTTCTCTGGAGACGCCAATGGCCCCCGCCTGACCATTGCGCCCAAGCCCGGGGCCCGTGCCGATCTGGGCGGGGCAAACGTGGGGCGCATCTGCCAGGCCGGCCGGACGATCTACCGCTACGTCGCCTACCGCTTCAACGTCACCATCGAATGGAAGGAAGTGACATGCCCCTGATTCCCTCCCCGAGTCGTACCTGGTCCGCCCTGCAGCGCCTGCACCTGGCACTGCGTTACTGGCGCCGCCTTGGCTATACCTGGCATCTGGCCTGGCTCAAGGCCGCCCGATAGGAGCTGCAGATGCACCAGCGAATCCTTCAGGCCATCGCCACCGCCGACGCTCAACACCCCGCCCGCCAGGACGAGGTGGCCAAGCGCCTGAAGGTGCCGGAGAGCGAAGTGGCCACCGCCGTGGAGCAGCTGTATGCCCACCACGAAATCAACATGGCCAAGATCACTCGCAAGACCGAGAGCTTCGTCGCCATCTGGCCCACCGGCGTTTCTCCTGCAGCTGGATCTCGCAGCGACTTCACCATCAACCCGAAGAAGCGCCCCCCGTCTGGCGTTTTGACCCGGCCGCCGCGGCCGGAGAGAGGAAACACCGTGAGCACCAACATTCCCCCTGCAAAACCCAAGGCGCCCGCCATCGACCTGGAGGTGTCCCTGAAGATCATTCTGAAAGGAACCAGCGCCGAAGCCCCCATGACGGCCGGTGAGATCAGTGCGCTGCTGGAGCGGCAGCAGGCCTACTGGAATCCGGCCATGGTCCGCCTGCTGGATGCCGAAGTGGTAGCCACCACCGATAACCCCAAGCGTAAAGGAACCCGGGCCTACTACCTGGCTTCCCCCACTTCTCCTTCCGGGGCCGCCAGGTCCCCGGCCGACCAGGCGCAGGTGTCGGGCAACAACAGCGCCAGTGGCAGAGACGGTGGCCATACACCGCCTGCCGTCACCGCATCGGAAAACATCCCGTCTCCTATCGCTACCGCGATGGGGGATGGGGTGGATGCGTCTTCCAAGGCCCGTACCGACATGCGGTTCGCCATGTTCGACGACGGGGAGCTGCATGTGTTCGACGGGGATGAACTCATCATTTTCACGCCGGGCGACACCAAACGCCTCCGCAGCTTCCTCGGTTGTTTCGAGCCGGAGGAAGCATGAAGCCGGGAACGACCGTCCTCATTACCAGCATCCGCCCGGGCCGCCGCCACATGGAAATCTACAAGGGCCGTCACGGCAAGGTCGCGGAGTACTCCGCCAGCGCCATCCCGGAAGGTGCTGTAGCCGTAGCTCTGTTGCGGCGTGATGGCAGCCCGCCCGATAAGCGTCCGCCCCTCTATTTCTTCTACCTGGACGAGATCGTCCCCACCACCATCTAAGAGGCCACCATGAGCAATACCAAAGAGACAATCCCCCCGGGCTACATGAAGAACGCCCGCGGCCATCTGGAGCCCGTCAGCACCATCCGCTCCATCGACCTGGAACGCGACAAGCTGGTGATGGAAATCGTGGCCAAGGCCAAGACCCTGAACGGCCAGATCAGCACCTTCAAGGGCGATGTCTTCGGCGATATCGCCGCCTTCGTCCAATTGAGCGCCGAGCAGTACGGCGCCAAGGTCGGCGGAAACAAGGGCAACGTGACGCTGATGAGCTTCGACGGCCGCTTCAAGATCGTCCGGGCCATCGCCGAGCGCCTGACCTTCGACGAGCGCCTGCAGGCCGCCAAGGCCCTCATCGATGAGTGCATCACCGACTGGAGCCAGGGGGCCCGCCCGGAGATCCATGTCCTGGTCAATGACGCCTTCCAGGTAGACAAGGAAGGCAACATCAACACCGGCCGAGTCCTGGGCCTGCGTCGCCTCAACATCGAGGACGAACGCTGGAAGAACGCCATGACAGCCATCGGTGAGGCCATCCAGGTCACCGGCAGCAAGTCCTACGTCCGCATCTATGAGCGGGTCGGTGACACCGACCAGTACGTCCCCATCCCCCTCGACGTCGCGGCGGTGTGACATGGAAAAAATCCGTGCCCACATTCAAAACCACGATGCCGCCGAAATCATCCGGAAGACCGTCGAGTGGCACCGAGATCGCCTGGAGCTGGCTAAAAAGCTGGTCAGCGTAGATAGGCATACGGATGTATCCGTTCGCTGCGCTGACGGCGAAGAAGTCATCCTCACTGATCAACAAAAGGTTGGCTTTCGCTGTGGCGCCAGCGCCGTACTGGATCTCTTTAAGGACTTCCCCTTGAAGATAAATGAAGGGGATGACCATGGCCACTAAAGAGCATGACACCCCTGTTAAGTGCTGCCGCTGCCGTAACAAGCACCTGGAGTCGGAACGCCACTTCGTCCCGAAAAAAGGCTGCCAAGGCGTTACCGAGTCGGTATGCCCGTGCTGTGGCGGCAGGAACTACTACAACATGACTCCTATGCTGGCCTGGTGCTGGGCCTCCGGCTTGATCGAGATCGGCGAGACGGCACCCAAGAATGAAGCGGACGGAAGCGGCTGCATCGTCTTTGCCTCCGGACCGGATGCCTTCCTGAGGGGGCGCGTCAGCGTCCTGGCCCGACATGGCCAGGGGGCCAGCGCCGGCAAGCTGCTTGTCCCCGGTGTCCCGGAAGCCGAGGACAAGATCGCCGCCGTCGATGCTCTGAAAGCCTGGGTCGCCTGGGCTGCGAAGGGCAACGGAATCCGCCGGAGTAACGGTGTCACCTTTTTCACCAGCGGCACCCGGGAGATGTTCCATGGCTGATGCCATGCCCACTCTGACTGCCCAGGCCGAACTAGCCCAGGCGGTGGCCATGGTCGGCCGCTTCCTTCCCGAGGGTGTCTCCGTGAGCTTCTACCGCCCCGATGGTGAAAGCCGGGTAGCGGTGGAAGTCACCGGACCTGACGGCGCCACCGATACCCACTGGGCCGACCAGGTCGGCCACTGAGCGAGATATCAACATGCACGAACCCATCCTGAAGGATCCCGCTTCTCTCGATACCGTTGCAGAACTCCGGACGGCTCTGAGCGAAGCCAATGAGGTTGCACGGATTGCTGCCATGGAGCTTTTCACCAAGGACAAGTTGCTCCAAGCCATGGCCTCCGATCTGAGTGACCTGGTCGTTGCCTACCTCAAAAAAGACAACGATGCCGTGTCCGCGAAGCTGGCGGACTTCTGCCGAGCCCACGTCCGTGTCGTCCCCCAGGAACGTGGCGCTGGCTTTACCCACTGATTTTTTTCCACCACAAGGAGTCACACCATGAATCAAGCAGAACTGATCGCCAAGGTCGCCGAAGTCTCCGGCGCTTCCAAGAAGGACGTGGAGGCCATCCTCAAGACCACGGCCGACGTTGTAACCAACCAGCTGCAGGAGGGTGATGCCGTCGCCTTCCCCTCCCTGGGCAAGTTCACCGTGAAGGACCGCCCCGCCCGCACCGGCCGCAACCCGAAGACCGGCGAGGACGTGCAGATTGCCGCGAAGAAGGCCCCCGGCTTTTCCGTCTCCATCACCCTGAAGAAGGCCCTCAACCCCTAATCCGAGTCCCCTGACTCAGCGGCCTCGGAAACGGGGCCGCCCGGCCAGAAGACTTCCAGGAGAAGAACATGAAAGAGCATCCTATCCGTTTCATAGACCCCATGGTCCGGGCCATCCTTGACGGCGCCAAGACGCAGACGCGGCGGGTGGTGAAGGGGTGCGAGTTCGTCAAGAAGACCGCGCCGGGGATCGCTCCGTACTGGCGCCTCCTGGATCATCCGAAGAAACCGGAAGGCGGCGGCTCTCCGATGGGCGCGCACCTTTCCGTACTCTGCCCCTACGGCCAGCCCGGCGACAGGCTGTGGGTGCGGGAGAATTTCAGCATCGGTGAAGACCTGGGCGAAGGGTGGGAGCCGTGGATGTCTCAAGGCGATCGCTTCCTCCTTCTCGAGGATGGCGGTTCGGATTACAGGGTTCCCGAGGACTACGTTATTCCGCGTAACGCCAAGGAAATGCACCACAACGAAGGGTCACCAGAGCATTGGCGCCAGTTCGGCACGATCCCCTCCATCTTCATGCCCCGCTGGGCCAGCCGCATCCTGCTGGAAATCACTGCCATCAGAGTGGAGCGTCTGCAGGACATCACATCAGCCGACTGCGTTGAGGAAGGCTATGTCAGCTCCCCCATGGAGTCGTATCAGTCAGAGGAGCTGGTGGCACTCGATTGGTACCGCCAACTCTGGGAATCCCTAAACGGATCCGGCAGCTGGGCTGCGAACCCTTGGGTGTGGGTCATCGAGTTCAAGCGGGTCTAGCCATGGCCATGCTCCCCACCGACCAGCTCAAGCGCCGCATCGTCGCCATCCGCACCCGCCGCCACCAGGTGGCCGAGCTGCTGGACGATGCCGCCTACCGTTCCCTCCTGCAGCGCACTGCTGGCGTCACTAGCTCCACCAGCATCCGAACACTGCACCAGGCCGAAAAGGTCCTGGCTGAGTTTGATCGCCTCGGGATCGGAAAGACGGGAAAGGCTACCAAGGGGAAAGCAGCTGGCCGCCCTCACAATCTGGACCGCGTGGATATGTTGCAGAAGGTCGAGGCACTTCTGGCCGACATGGAGCTTCCATGGTCCTACGCCGACTCCATAGCTCGGCGACAGACCAAGAAGAGCGGCGGAGTTGAGCGCCTGGCCTGGGTGCCTGATCACGATCTGGTTGGGGTAATTGCGGCTCTTCATCGTGCGAAGAAGAAGCGGGTGGATGCTGCCATGGCATCCCTGCAGGAAGAGCTATCTAAAGCCGGGGTTTCTCTCGGATGGGCGAAGGATCAGGCCATCGTTATGGGGCGTGCCCATTCTCCATGGCCTTGGTATGACTGCCTCCAGACCATTCGCCTGATTCAGGCCAAGCTGTGCAGCTGAGGTGATCCATGGCTCTCTCGCTTCCCGACAACTACCCCGAGTTGTACAGCCACATCGCCCATGTGATCTACGACATGATGGTGGATCTGCAGGTGCCGGGCGACGTGGCCAACGAGATCGCCCTGGCCACGTCCGAATCGGTCCGCCTGAAGCTTGGCGGCGGCCAGACCTATCTGCAGAAGGGTGTCAGCTACGAAAATGCCGCACGGAACAAGGAACTGTGGGAGAAGTTCTCCGGCGACAACTACAAGGAACTGGCCGACCTGAGTGGGCTCTGCATCATGCGTGTCCGCCAGATCATCAACGAGCAGCGCATCAAGGAAAGGGAGCGCCGCCAGCTCGGCCTATTCTGA